ACGCAAATCACAATGAAGGACGGCACATTCAAACCAATACAAGACGTAAAAGTAGGCGACGTAATTACCAGCATGAAAAATGATGGAGCACTTGCACCAGGTGAAGTGTTAGAAATAACAACACCAGTAGTAGACACTATTGCAGTATATAAAATAGGCAATATTGTGTTAGAATGCACACCGGATCATCCTGTATACATAGATAACAAAGGATGGTGTTCATTAGATCCACATGCAACAAAACAAAATCACAATCTAGATGTTTCAGTTGTAACAGTAAATGATTGTGTGGTGTTAGAAGATATAGATAATTCAACAACAAACACTATACAGCATATTGAAATAAAACAACAAGAAACACAAACATATAATTTAAGTTCAGTCAAAGACTATCACACATATTTTGCAAATGGTGTGTTGGTGCATAACAAAGGCGGCCGACGTAACGAGCAACAAAAATGATAAAAGTAAGAAGAGGTGAACTTAGAGATTGGGCAGATATAAAACGCCTAATGATTGACTTTGCTAACTTTAATCCAGTAGAGGATCTACGTGCGCCAAAGTATTCTGAGACGCACACAGACGCCGTCTTACAGCATATAATGACCTATGGTGTCATGTTAGTAGCGGAAGAACATAACCGCGTTGTAGGCATGCTTTTAGCAACTATACAAGGTGACTTATGGTTACCAAACATTAAACGCATGACTGAAGTAGCATGGTGGGTAGAAGAGTCATACAGAGGCACTACAGCAGGTGCTAGACTGTTAAAAGAATACATAGGCATAGGCATAGAATTACAAGATGAGGATTTAATTACTTCATTTACATTAACAACATTAAGCACAACCCCAGACTTACAACTTAACAAAAGAGGTTGGGAAGCAGTAGATTATAATTGGGTTTGGAGAGGATAGATGGCAGTATTTACAGCAATAGCATCAGCAATAGTAGGAGCATTTGCAACAGCAGGAACTATACTAGGGTCAACACTATTATTTGACATAGCAGTAGGTGTTATAGCAGGTGGACTTGCGTTTGCAACAGCAAAAGTTACAGGAGCATTTGATCCTCCAGACTTAGGACCTAATCCAGGCAGTAAAATACAGTTAGCCCCAAGCACAGATAATAAAATAGGAGTCGCATTTGGTAGAAACCATATGAGTGGACCTATAACAGATATTAACATATCTAATCAAAACCAAACAATGCATTTTTGTATAACACTAAGTGAATATGTTGATGATGGTGTATACACAATTAATAAAATACTTAAAAATGCAGATACCCTAACTTTTACTGGTGCTAACGTAACCAGTATAACACAACAAAATGGTGGAGTAAGCACAGACTTAGCAAATGACATACGAATTCGTGTGTATGCAGGTGGAACAGCAAGTAGTAATCAAGTATTTCCTACATCAGGAGCCACTAGTGCTATAGGCATGATGCCACATTGGGTAAATGAAACAAATTACAGCATGGAAGGATTGGTATTTGCTATGGTAGAGATTGATTACGATGCTGAAAATGGTCTAACAGGACTACCTGCACTGACATTTGATATGACCAACAGCATCAAGAACCCAGGCGACGTATTGATAAGATACTTAAACAATGCTAGATGGGGAGCAGGACTTAGTAATGCAGTCCTTGATGTTAATTCAATAACATCAACAGCCAATACTGCTATGAAAGGTTATGCAAATGAATTAGTAAGTTATACCAACAATGCAGGAGCAAGTGCTACACATCCTAGATGGGAAATAAATGGTTATATATCAACATTCGAAGATTGTTTAACAAACATACAAAAGATATGTCAAGCAAGTGCTACATTCTTTTTGTTTGATACAAAGCAAGGTAAATTCAAAGTTATACCTAACCAACCAAAAGCATCTACATTCGAACTAACAGATGACAACATAGTAAGTAAGATGACTGTAAGTTCCACAGAATTATATTCGTTATTTAATGCCGCAGAAATAGAATTTGCGGACGCAAATAGAAGAGACCAAACAAACATAGTTAAAATATCAACACCATCAGGTGAACTTAACCCTAACGAACCAGAAAACGTTATCAAAATGAGATTAGATTTGATCAATGATAATATGAGAGCGCAGAATCTAGCCAATTTGGACTTGACGCAGAGTAGAAAAGGCATGGTTATTCAAGCAGAAACAGATTTCAGCGGAATGCAGATTGATGTAGGTGATGTTGTATCTTTAACTAATACTGATTTTGGTTTTAGTTCAAAAGACTTCCGAGTCTTACGCCATAAAGAGAATATGAATGAAGGCGGTATGATATCCTGTGGACTTACTATGTTAGAATATGAACCAAACGTTTATGTTACACCAGCAGTTGTAGAATCAGACGAACAATCAAACATCAATATACCTGTGATACCACCAGTAATTTTACCACCCCCAAGTATATTCAATAACCTTACTGCTAATATAACTAACTTTGCTACCACTGGTAGTGGTGTTGATAGTGTGTTTACTGTATTTAAGAATCCAGCAACATCTACATATCAATTTGCTTTTGCTTCAACACCAGGCACAGGACATGCAGTAACTGATGTTATTACTATTAGTGGAACAGAATTACAAGGCATAGAGACTGTGAATAATTGCACATTTACTGTAGACTCTATAAATGGCACAGGTGGTATTTTAACAACTGGTAATGTTACTGGTAATGCTATTGTGTTTAGCGGAGACATATATGGTAACTTTATCACAAAAGAAACACTGGGTAACATTGCAGTAGGTGGACAAATAGAAGACAAACCTGCAGATAATGTTGCTATGTCATCTGGCACAACATACAATAATATTATACCAGTAAGAGAACTAGACTTCACAGAAGGCACAGGATTAGAATCTGGAGATTATTCCTTTATAGCAGGAGTTACTCCAATTGGTCAATTACCAGGATCTGGTGTAGCAAATTTGGCCATGGTAGCCAATGTGAATATAAATTATGCAAACGGTAGTGTGCAAAATGAATTCTTTGGTATAGAAAAATTAACAGACGCATTAGCAACACTAGAAGCAAACAAAAAAGTTGTTATAGGACCAGGTGCTGTAAGTGGTAACGTTGTATTGCAAGGATTTACAGACTTGGCTACAGTAGGTGGAGAAAGAGGATATTCAAGTATGCGTTACGATATGATCAAGTTGAACAAAGGAGATATATTCTAATGCCACATGTAATATTATATGAGACAGCCACAGGCAAAATAACAAACAGTATGTTTATGACTGGTAACAGTCTAACAAAAACATTAGCAACTAACACCGATTTAAGTTACATTGAGGGTGACACAGATGTCAATAAAACCCGTGTTAATGTTAGTGTATCTCCACATGTAGTAGAGAGTAAACCAATAGTAGCAGTAGACATAGACGAACACATAAGATTAAGTAGACAATATAGGCTAAAAGCATGTGATTGGACGCAAGGATTAGACTCACCTTTAAGTGATGCCAAAAAGGCAGAATGGGCAACATATAGACAAGCACTTAGAGACTTGCCAACAACCAATACAGCAACAGCAATTACGGACATTGCATGGCCAACTTTGCCCGAATAAGATAAATATAAGAATAAGGCTATTGTGGTTTATCACACTAGCAAGTTCCTTTAGGAGACGAACATGGCAGGTAGATTACTATCATTTAAAGAATATTTGGGGGGAGCAGATAACGTTCAAGTTATCGAACTATTCCCAAGATCACAAAAAACATTTCAATACAACTTCAACGCAAATGTGCAGGCATACCAATTCACAGCAGATTACCAATCATTAGTGTTAGATACAGTATCATACGACAATGTTACAGGAAATATAAATTTTGCAAGTAGTAACGTATCAGGATACTTTACAAATACTGCAAATATTACACCTGGAACATATATAAACAACACATCAGCATCATCAGGCTTAGTATCATTTACTATACCAGAGAATAGATACACTGGTAACATTATACCAGACGCAAGAGCAAATGTAGTATGCACCGTTGTTTCTTTTCAATGGGAAACAGATGATACACCAGTGCAAAAAGACAGTCACAGGTGGGCAATTATAGAAAGATATGAACCAGAAGTTGGAAAAGTGCCAATCAGCAACATTTCAGCAGAACCAGGTTTCGTAAGTCTAACAGTATAAGGGGGGCAGTATGTCTAATATATCCCTTACTAGCAATATTGCTAACATAGTAGTTACTAATACACCTAGTAACATATCAGTAACAGATACGTCGACTAATGTAACTATATCAAATATTGTTACAGCAACAACAAGTGTGGCGGTAACGTCAACACAAAGCAATGTCATAGTCAGTGCAACGTCTAAAGCAGATGTTGTAGATGTTAGGACAGCCTTAAGTGCAACCACAACAGCAGGTTCATTTGGATCACTAACATACAGCAATACAACTGGTATATTTAATCTCAGTGGTCCTTTTAACAGTGATATAAGAGCCGCAATAAGCGGAACATCACCTATAGGATTTAATCAATCTACAGGTGTTATCAGCATAGATAGTAGTGCTGTATTCTCAGGCAAAACAACTGATGATTTAGCAGAAGGTTCAACAAATTTATACTATACTACGGCAAGATCAAATAGTGCCATAGCGGCATATCAAGGTAGTATAGATACACCAGGTAATATATCTGGTAATGTGTTTACAGGCAATACTGTAATAGCAGGTGCAAGTAACATAACAGATATGGTTGGCACAAATTTAACAGTAACAAGTGCAACAATTAATGGTGCTTTAAGTATTGATACTCTAGCAACCGGAAACATAACTATAACAGAACCATTAAGACCAAATATAACCTTGAAAGCAACCGATGGTTCTTTTGGTCCTACTGAGGCTAACATCTACTTAAACCCCAGTTCAAATGGATTGGTAATTGGTGGTTCTTTGGTAGTTGGTAGTTCAAACGACACATTAAAAGCAGATAAAATACTGCCTGCTAGTTCGCCTGCTTCATTAACCCTAACTAACTATAATGATACTGCTAATATCTTATTAGGAGATACAGTTAGTGGTGCATTAAATAATGCTTGGGTGCAAGGTGGTAATGTTAATATATTATCTAGAGTATCTGGCGGTGGTGCAGTATATTTAGGTTCAAACCTCGATGCTCAGTCATTTAAAGTAGAGTCTGCAGGCAACATCGTAACTATGTTTGACACTAATAATTCTGTTAACGTAATTCGTTACCCAAATATTAAAGTTACAGAAATAAGAGGTAGTGGCGGCACAGGTGTTCCTCATTCAGCCGATTTAGCAATATACAATTATAGAAAAAGTATACATGGTGCCAATGTAACTCCATCAAACATTACAGGTCAGAGCAATATACATTTAGGAACTGTTAATGAAGCATGGTTTAAAGGATTTAATGTAAACAATTACGCAGGTAGAATGCTTATATCGAATTCTAGCACGTTTGGTAGCACATTTAGTTCATTACCAGGAACAGGTGTAAGAGCATTAACACTACATTATAATGAATATGATTTAACTGGTAATTTACCATACTTGCAAATGAGTGCAACAGATGGCAGTTGGACTTCAACTAGTGGCACAAATGGTATACAAGTAACCTCAGGTGGATATGTTCTAAATACCCAGTCAGAATTTACAGGCACACAAAGCATAGAAGGTAACATTCATACAGTTGGTTTGCTAACAAGTAATGCTAACATATCAACAATAGGAACATTTAGTGCTGGTAATTCAGCAACGCAAACGCATACATTTACTGGTAATGTTGATATCACTGGTAACATAGAAGTATCAGGTAACTTAAATTACAGAAATGTAGAAGATTTATACGTCAGAGACCAAACAATAACACTAAATGCTAATGCAACCACAGATGCAACTATAGAAATCATAGCAAATAGACCACAAAGCACATATGATGCTAAATTGGTATGGAATGAGCCATCAGAAACATGGACGTTCATGAATGGAGACAATGTTTTCCAAGACATGCTCACAGTAAGTCAAACAAGAGGACTAGTTAGTGTAACATCAGCAAGTGCAAGTGGTGGCGGCAGTCTAGCATATGACAATAGTTCAGGTGTATTTACTTTTGCTCCAGCAGTTCCAGGTATATCATTAACAGACATATCTATATCAACTAATACCCCAAGTGGTAATGGTGCATTAGCATATAATAACTCAACAGGTGCATTTACATTTACACCTGCAGACGTGCCAAACAATACAGATGAACTAAGTGAAGGTTCAACTAATCAATACTTTACAACAGCCAGAGCCAATAGTGCTATAGATGGCTATGTAAGTGGTGGATATGGTATCACATACAGCAGTGGTGCTATATCATTAACAAATTCAGAAGTTCAAGCACAGGCCAATATTGCTATAGGTAACAACAGCACAAGTGATCTAAGTGAAGGCACTAACTTGTATTATACCACAGCAAGAGCTAATACTAATATAGCAAACGGTTTGGGCAATTTTGCTTCAAACATAGTATCGACTGCAAATATAACTGGTAGTTATCTATTAGGTAATGGTAGTCAATTAACAGGTATAACAGCAGACTTTAGTGGTAAAACCACTAGTGATTTGCCAGAAGGAACTAATTTATACTTTACAAATACCAGAGCAGATGCAAGAGTAAATGCTGTATTACCAAATACAGACAGTCTAAGCGAAGGCTCAACTAATCTATACTATACAACTGCAAGAGCAAATACAGCCATTGCGGCATATACTGGTGGATTAACAAATTTAACTGGTAATGTAAACACAACAGGTAATATAAGTTGTGGTAATATTGCTATATCTAGTAAACAAATACTAGACTTAAACAGTATAACAAGTAAAGCAGACAACGATAAGTTCACATTTAAAGCATTATTAGGTGGAGATAATACTTCTACTATAGCAGGTAATATTACATCAGATGGTTATGAAGTAATCATAGACGGTAACCATACTTATGATAGTGCAGGTAACATAGCACAAAGCGGAACAAATAACCTTAATGGTTATGCAGTAAGTGGTGCTTTTGTAAAAGGTTCACCAATATTTACTTTAACAGGTGTAACACAACTTAAAAACGTTTACAATTCAGCAGGTAACATAGACGGCACAAACAACAATGTATCACTAACAGGTGATATGGTTGCAAACATGATTCCAGATCAAAATTATGCCGCTTATGCTGTAGGTGGAGATCAATATCCTTTACCTAGAGGAACAAGAGTAGCAAGTGCTAACACAACAGCAATAGTGTTCACTGAATCAGCATTAGCCAATGTAACAGCGGCAAATGCCACAAATGATGCAACACAAGGTCCATTTGCTATAATGCACGGTGCATATGATAGTAAAAATGGACAAATTATGTCCTTCTTATCACAAGATGACGCAGTAGCAGACGGAACTGTAATATCCTCATTTAATCCAGCACAATTTCCAATAACAACATTAACAAATGTAGGCGGAGGATCGGGCACTGGTATTGAAGATGGAAATACATTAACAATGAATTTAAATGCTGTTACTATACCAGTAGGAACAGCAGTAACCATGGCAAATGTTACAGGCACAGGAGCAACCAACGTCAATGGTGTAACTTTCTATGTGTTAAGAGACGTAAACGGTGATGGTTACAACTATACACTGGCCACAGACGCTGGCTTAACAACTGCCGCTAGTGCAGTTACATTAGGTATTGATGTAAGTGGATCATTTCCAAGTGCTACACAAAATGGTGATATAACATACACGGTAGCACAAAGCACCGCAACTATCAGTAAAGCACGTTTATACCTTAAGGATGCATATGGATATCCGGCAACAGGGCCAACTGAAAATGACTTTGCATATACTGTAGGTTCAGCAAGTGATTATAATGTTGATTTGACAGCGGCATCTACTTCATTCAGAGGTAGAACAAGTCTAGAAGCACCAAAACAAACATTAAAAGCACCAATTGGATTAACTATTGGTGGAAATGCAACAATGTCCAACAGAGGTGATAGTGATTCATTCACTAACTTTGGAATTGCACAGGTTTGGGACGGCACACTAGACTATGGTAATCTATATGCAGGAAGCAGTAATACATCACTTATTCCACAAATGCTATTCAAAACATACACTGATAAAACATTCAGTGATTCAGTCAGTGGCATGGGTAGAGGTGGACCAAGAATACTATTTGCAAGTTCAACAGGTAACATTGACACTGATGAATTTGACAAATATCCAAGAGCAAGTCAAGAATTAGGTAGATTGACATTCTGGGGACCAACAAAGACATTTGGTGAAACAATGTCAACTGTTAATCCTCCAGGATTTATTAGTGCAACAGCACAAAGTGATTGGGATTCAACAAACAAATTAGACATGCACTTTGCCGCTAATGGTGATGGCGCAAATAACTCAGATATATTCTTAAGTTATACTAATGGTAAAGTTATTATAGGTAGTGGCACTGATGGTTCTAGTAAACAAGCAATACATTTTGCCCCAGCAATTACTACAACAACAGGTAACGCCGCACAGGCTTATGCTACACTAGGTCATACATGGGCAAATGTAAATTATGCAAATGTAAGTGCATCAACAGGTAGTAAATTAACTGTAACCCAAGGTGGTGCAGGTTCTACTACAGACGGTGACTTAGCAATATCTATAGACAGAGACTATATTGCAGGTTCAACTGCTTTGACTATAAATGCCGCAGGTGACGGTGGTATCTTAAGTGAACAACTTGCTGGAATTGGTAGTAATGCTCAGGTATGTGTTACAACTACAACCTCTAGTGCAGATATAGTCAATGGTGCGGCAGTAACATTGTCAGGAGTTACTGGCACGGGTTCCGCTGGCTTAAATGGACAAACATTCTATATAGGCGCAGGAACAACTTATTTCGATGGTGGTGGAGCAAACAAAGATTCATTTAGTCTTTGGGAAGATGCAGGCCTTACTAATCCTTTATTGACTACTGAAATTAGTATGGTAGCATTCATTGGTAGCGGAACAGCAACAATTACAACCACAGGAACATCAGCAAGAGAATGGCAGTTCAAATTAGATCAAAGTTCAGAAGATCTTAAGTTATACAACAATGGCGTATTACATAGTTCATTTAAAGACAGTAACAGTGAATTCAATACTCAGAATGCAGTAGTAACAGGCACTCTTACGCCTACTAAGACCGTGTTAAAGCAATTTAATGAAACAGTTGTTGCTTTGGGTAACCAAACAGGAAATATTGCGGCACAGGCGGCGTTTAACGGCGCAAACGCAAGTATATTCACATTAACTGCAACAGATGCCATAACAATAAGTCAAATACCAAATGCAGATGCAGGTAGTAGTTATACTATAAAGATTACACAAGATGGAACAGGATCAAGAGCACTAACCAGCACATTCAAATTTGCAGGTGGTGATAAAACACTATCAACAGCGGCGGCAAGTATAGATGTAATTAATGTTGTTTATGATGGCACAGACTATCTAGCAACCTTAAGTAAAGCATACTCATAGGACTGACCGATGCCTTTTAGTGCAAGATTAGGATTCCAATATGCAAATGCACCAGCAGTTGGACCAATATTACCTGATTATCCGGGTATTCCTACATCAACTCAATACACTAACTATCTTGCTAATTTAAGTGCAACAGCGGCAACAACTATATCAACAAACCAATCGCCTAACGTAGCAATAGCAGGTTATACAGTTGTATCAGATGCTACAGGTAATTTACATATACCATTACGTCAAACATCAAAAGGTTCTAACTTTGTAAAGATAGATCCTGCTACAAATACAGTTAGTAACACACAAAGCAGTGGATTTGGTAACGATCAATTCCAAGGTGGAACATTAGGTTCTAACGGATTAATTTATTATGCTCCTCGAGGTAACAATAGTGTAGGAGAGTTCAATCCAACTACAAATGCACTTGTTATACTGCCAATCACAGGCGGACCTGCAGGAACAGTAAAATACTATGGTGCACTAACACTACCAGACGGTGATATATTGTGTTTACCACAAACAAATAACAAATTATTACGTTTTACACCTGGTAACAATGCCGCAGTTCAAGTAGGAGAAGCAAGTGGGCAATCAAACAATGGTTATGGTGGATTTGCACTAGCACCAAACGGTAATGTGTATGTATTTCCAAATGGCAACAACAATGTGTGTAAGTATGATCCAGTAGCAAACAGTTGGAGCAGTCTAGGAACAGCAAGTAGCAAATACAGAGCAGGTGCAGTAGATAACACTGGTAACATATTAGTAGCACCAGACAATACAAGTAATATTTTAGAAATAGATACTACAAATAATACATTTAGCGAAAGAACATTTACAGGTGTATCAATAAACAGTAGCCAAGGCACACCTAACTGTTATGGTGCCACAAGCATGCCTAATGGCAACGTATTATTGTGCGGATATAAAAGCAATCAACATTATGAAATCAATGCAAGTGGTAATGTAGGATCAGAACATACCAGCACTATATCATCGAGACCTACTTTCTTAGGTGCCGCATATGGTAAAAATGACAAAGTATATGGTGTAACAGCCGCGTTTGCAACAGGCGGACAACCAAACGGATTAATGGATATATTTGATACTAATGCAAACACAGATATTGCAAGTGCTAATATACAAATGACGTTTGCTATATCACCAGCAGGAACAGGAAGTCTATAATGGCAACAATGTATTTGCACAAAACAACAAAACAATTTATGGGTTATGGAACCCCTGGTAGCATAGATTTGTCTATACATACTGATTTAGAATATGTAGACATTGCTACTGAAATACCATGGAGCGAACTAGAAACAGAAAATCCTGATACAGGAATAAACGAAACAGAACCTTTCAAGTGGACAGGATCTACTTGGGAATTTATTTAAGGAGAATATTATGCCAAAGAATATGAGAGGCGGAAAGAAAAAGAAAAAGAAAAACAATCGTGGTAGCAAATCTAAGTAGTAATGTAACTTGGGCAACCGAATACTTTGCTAAAATACGAGGTGTTTGCCCATGGAGTTATACAGCACATATGAAAGATAATATATTGTTTATAGAAGGTGGTTCAACAGAGTGCTTCGGCACTTATGCGAACATTTACAAAGCATCTACAAAAGAAGCATTTGTTTTTATCCTAGAAGGTAAAACAAGTAAAGAATTAGATGAACTTTGTTTGATATATGAACAGTTATATACCCATGTAGAATGGCTGTGGAGTCACCCAGAACAAGGAGGGGATTCAACACCAAAACCAATAATTATTATACAAGATAAAGCCACTTTACAACAATTAAGAGAGAAAGTAGATTATGAAACAACATCTAATTAAATATTTAAACAGCAATTACAATAGTCAATGCCCTTATACTCAAGGTGAGTTGACTATGATGATATTACGAGGAGAGATAACATCAAGACCGCAACTAATAGCAGACCTAAAAACATTGTAATGGCTAAAAAAGTCACAGTCCAAGAACTACATAGCAAATTTGAGCAACTTGAACTAAGCAACGAACTACAGCATGGACATCTGTCAGCAAGAGTAGACGACTTGAAGGAAGCAGTTAGAGATAACAGAGAATTCTTCACTAATGCGATCAAGAGCCTAGACCAAAAGATTTTTTGGATTCTTGGACTGGCCTTTACAACACTTATAACAGTTATTGGAACATTAATAGGAGATATGGTATGAAATGGAAAAACAAACAAGTGTATTACACTATAAAAGATAATTTTGAAGTGTCAGAAAGACACATGGCTTACTGGTATGCAGTAGGTGGGTTTGTGTTAGCATCTGTCATTTGGTGGATTGTGTAGCGAACTCAATAAATCTTAAGAAAAAACGTTTGCGTTTATAAATATTATTTGTAGCAGTATAAACATTTGTGTGTCTAGACTGCTACAAACAGTATACATGCACATAGGGTGTATGTAACTGATAACATTAGTTGTATTAAATACATTTTATAATTAATGAAAAAAACGCAATAGTAAATCGTTTTTTCTTCAAAAATTAAGAAGCAGGGAACTAATCCGCCCTGCTTTTTTTTGACTTACGCTTCTACAAATTTAATTGCATGTGGTAATTTATTCTTTACGCCTGTGCTTACATTGTAACCTAGTTCTAAATGCTCTCCTGCATACAGGTTATGTATAATAAGTGTGAGTATCTCTATCTTTGGTAACTGCTTAACAGTAAAGTCTTGTGCAGGATTGCGTAGCCAATTGCTGACTAAACCACTTGCATAACTAAACACACTATTAGGCTTAGGTGAATTCTTGCCTGCATTGTAACTGCTGATACTAAATTGGCTATCCTTTGCTAAGAACTGTTGAAAGAACTGTGGCAATATGTATTGCTTTTCGCCTATCTCTGATATAAGACGTATAACACAATGATATATGTAAGTGTTATCATCTTCATTTATATACACATGGTTCTTGTGATTATCAGGTTTAGGTCTGTAGTAAACAACTTTACAACCTGCTTCATCAATATAACTTTCTGGTAGTATGGGTTTGATCTTTGCCATTATGCGTCTTCTGGAAACATAACACCACTGCGCCATGCAATATAGTCCGGATGTTCTTTCATTAACCAAGGTCTTTGATGTGCTACTGGCTTCATGCAAGGCTGATTAAATTCTCTGTTTCTATTCACAAAGTCTGCGTTATCTTCACAATATACTGTTCCATGATTCTTTTCA